AAGTACATGAGGTACATACGCATAATCTCCTCGGGAGATTATGTGATGTAGTACCGTGTTGTAGATATCCCCTATCACGGAAGCGTAGTTATTAGCAGCGATATGTTTCACCTTCTTTATAGCGGTGTTAGCCAATACAAATAGGTACTTAGAAGTATATAAGTTGAGTTCTTCGAACTCTTCATCATTATACTTAAAAGTCCTATCTTTAATTGACTGCTCGCTTAAAGGATCGGACCCATTATATTCATACTGGTCTATGTTCTGATGGAAATCAGAATTCAATAGCTCCCATTTGTCTATAATGGACCCCAGAGTAGAGAAGATGCTATGTATGATTGCGCCCCTCTTACAATTTTCGAGCAGACTTAGGTCCGCTTTAAACATTATAAGTAGGGGGTCGCAGTTAAATAAGTCTCGAAAGCTTGCTTTCAAGGACTTATTTATTAACATACTAGCAGGGCTTGGATACATTTCAGAGTATAGAAAGAGCGCCTTGATAATATCAGGGTAATCTCTTCTATTGATCTTAATGTAGTCCATAGGTATCAATGTTTCAACACCTCTCTCTAATAAATGTTTAGCAACTTCGAATAACCCGAAAGGGTTTTCGTATGCTGCCCGACAAATATTAGCAGAGATTCTAGACACGTCTTGTCCGTAATTTAAATTCCTCGAGACGTACTCGCCCACATAGTTACTATGTGAGTTAGCACTTTTCGTCTTATTTAAATTAATTTCAAGACCGATCACTTTAGTATAATAATCAAATATTATATTATCGGGATCGTAACACCATAGATCATCTCCCACTTTGTTGAAGAGGATTTTATCCTCATAGACAAAGTTACGAGTTTCCGAAGTAGAAATGCCATAGTATAATTCATATAGCATTTCCAAAAGGATGAGATCTGTAAGTGTTGCAATGTCGAAAGAACCATTGGTACCCATTCCTTGACCCCGTCCATATCGGACGGGACCTGTCTTTATGCCCGCTACCTCCCACTCACACATCACCACCAGGTCATACCAAGCATCTGCGAATGTGTCGCCATATAGTGTTTTAAGAACTATATATTGATACAACGCAGGGAAGCCATCAGTCCAAGATACGACATCATAAGATTTCGTACCAGGTCGGATGTTTCCCTTCAGCTTGTTAAACCCTGCTGCGTGGTTTAGGTTGGAGTTAACATTATCAAAATATTTATGGATTAGAGATTGAACGTCTAGCATCAGCGGTTTAAGTAGAACCTGGGTCCAGTAGTCAGAAATGGCTACTACACGGGATTTATTTCCCTTATCAGGTACTGAGGTGATAACCCTCAACCGCACTTTCCTATTTTCCGATTTTCGTCTCCTAGAACGATTGTTCTCGGAGGTGGATTTCGGAGGTAGCGGGTACGCGGCGTAGTCTTCGATATATTTTATAAGTCGTTGATTACCGCTTGCGTCGGCTAGCTTTCGAAACGGTTCGAACAATGTAGATGCCACTAGAGCAATTGCTTCTTTGTGTGCAGATACGTGTTTCTTCACGTTGTTGGGTCCCTTCGCGACGAGTTTAATGGTAGGCCGGGTTATCAAATCCGGATTATTATTATACTCGTTTTTGATTGCCCATGAGTGTACATAGTTTTCGAACTCTGTCACTTTTTGGGGATCAATATTGAAGGTCCTGGCTAAATCCACGATGTCGATCTTCTTATTATCTCTTACTAGTCTGTTAAGATATAGTAAAGATCTTAAGATACGATCCGACACCGGACATTTCTTCGTAATCACGTTATAAGCTAATTCCTGAAGTGTCCAAAGACACTTAGGAAACCTCAATTTCTTTGAGGTCGCGACGAAAGGTAGTGGTTCAGGGGTTTCCCCTTCCACGAGCCTAATGATATACAGACGTATAGCATTAAACCTTTTTGTTCCGTCTATAACACCATGGTTAACGATCGTACAGTTGTGGAAATCCACGACTTGATCTACCATGTCTGTTATCGTAGATATAGTGTATACACTATTCTGCTTTAGTAGAGATTCGAGAATGTTTATAAATAATTTTGATACTTCTTTAATTGTGCCCGGGACCTCATGGTCCTTCGGGTATAAGTCTTGAAGACGTTTCTGGCATACTGTCCGTCCATTAGCTCCCTTTGTTCTCCGTCGCGGTTTACGGTAAAGTGATCTTAGATCTACTTTCCGACCCGTGCGAGGCAAACGAAAGCCTTTGGACGTAATAGGTTCAGGACGTTCCTTTCCAATGGGAACGCCCTCAGTATTAACAATAGGGACAATGGTAACATCGGTTGTAAATCTTGTTTTTAAGAAAAGATTGCGATCACGTAAATAGAACGGCAATTTAGTTGATTTATCAATTACTTTGTTTATTATATTTACCTTTGTTATCATTACTTTCTATTTTAATATTGAAAGGATCTCCCCCTACAAA